CACTGGCAAGACAGCGGCCACATTTGATTCAGAAGGAATTGATATCAATGACACAGATGAAACTGATTTTGTGTATTTGAGTAAGCTAGGTAAGTTGTTGGCGCAAGCCGAAGAAACAGACAGGAGAGTCGCATGACAGAACCGCAACTGAACGTGTGGGAGAGAGCCTTGGGCTGGCGTAAGCGTCAGATGATTAAGGGGCAGATCACCAACGAAGTCACGCAGAAAATTCGCAACGATGCGCTTGAAGAAGTGGCGCAAGAGTTTGACTCTATGCGCATTGCCTTCGGCGACACCGCCGACAGCTTTGCCACATACGTGAGGGACATGAAAACGTGAAGAGTAATCACAACATCATTCGTGAGCTACTCAAACGACACCCCGATGGTTTGAAGTCAAGCGATATAGCCAAGTTCACTGGCATAGACGTTCGCTCTGTCAACAAATCATTGGAGGGTGTGTTTGGTGTTTACATTGATCGGTGGGAGTTAGCAACCTTCCGCAATACCTTAGCTGCCGTTTGGGTCGTCGTTGACGTACCTAAGAACTGCCCTAAACCGGAAAACACTGGAAGGAGATCGCGTGATGGCTGAAACACCTGAATGGAAAGTAAAGAAGGCGGTACGGCTGTTGCTTGACAAGCTAGGCGTATATCACTTCATGCCCCCTGCTAACGGCTTTGGCCGTGCAGGGATACCTGACATCATTGGCTGTATGGATGGGCACTTCATCGCCATCGAGTGCAAGGCCGGCAAGGGGCAGACCACTGCGCTACAGGACAGGGAACTCAACGCTGTTCTCAATGCAGGCGGCACTGTGTTCATTGCCCGTGAGCACAACATACCAGACTTAGAACTACTATTAAAGGAGAAACAAAATGAGTTACGTAAACCCTGATTTCGTAATGACAGACGAAGAACTACACCGCAGAGTCGAGGCTATGTCAGACGATGAGCAAGAACACTTCAGGCTACTGATCCACAAGTTGGTGATGTGCTACGGCGAGGGCAAGGCGCAGGGCATTGTCATCATTGGACGCGCTGAAGATGCGCTGGCAGGGGTCGTTACCTTAAACTGTAACGAGATGGAGGCGTCGCAACTCATGTTGGCGGCAAACGATTTTTTCGGCTTTTTAAACGTCCTAGACGCACCACCCAAGGAGAACTTTAATTGAGTGCGCCATACAAACAGATCATCACGATCGACTTCGAGACCTACTGGGACACCAAGGAAGGTTACACCCTGAGCAAGATGACAACCGAGGAGTACATACGCCATGAGAAGTTTAAACCGTTCGGAGCCTGCGTACATGAATATGGAAGTGCTGAACCTATTCGATGGTTTGGAGACGCAGAGCTACGTGAGTACCTTGATGGGGTCGACTGGGGACGAACCGCAGTGCTTGCCCATAACGCACAGTTCGATGTATCAATTATGGAGTGGGTCTATAACGCCCGACCATGTTTCATCTTCGATACCCTATCGATGGCGCGAGCTTTACGTGGCGTGGAAGTTGGTAACAGTCTTGCCAAGCTTGCCAACGACTTTGGACTTGCCCCAAAGGGTAACGCTGTTTACACGACAAATGGATTGTCCGAACTTACCCCTGTTGTTGAGGAAGAACTTGCAAACTACTGCAAACATGATGTGTATCTGTGCGAGGAAATATTCAAAAGACTTGCTGTTGCTTACCCATCCAAGGAGTTAAGACTCATCGACATGACCTTGAAGATGTACACACGCCCCGTGCTACAGCTTGACCCCAACATGCTGACTGACGCCATACTAGATGAAAAGGAAAAACGTGAAGCCCTATTACAAAAGCTCGGCGTGGACGAAACTGCACTGGCGTCGAACCCTCAGTTTGCTGCACTACTTAAGACACTCAACGTGGTTCCGCCAACCAAGATCAGTAAGACGACTGGAAAAGAAACACTTGCCCTCGCTAAGAACGATGCCCTATTTCAAGCGCTCCTCAATGGTGAACGTGAAGACGTTACCCTACTTTGTGAAGCGCGTCTTCGGGTTAAATCGACCACTGAGAGAACTCGTGCCCAAAGGTTCCTTGACATCAGTAAAAGGGGAGCGCTACCAGTCCCGCTTTCGTACTATGGGGCGCAGACCGGACGGTGGACAGCAAGCAAGGGCTCGGCCATCAACATGCAAAACCTCAAGCGAGGCTCGTTCCTACGCAAAGCGATTATGGCTCCCACTGGCCACCAACTCGTCGTTGGCGATCTCTCACAGATTGAGCCGCGAGTCCTCGCGTGGCTTTCTGACTACTCAGATATGCTTAACATCTTCAGGGCTGGCGGTGACCCTTACGCCGCGTTCGGTGCGCAGATGTTCAACATCCCCAATCTCACCAAAGAGTCGCATCCTGACCTTCGGCAGTCGGCCAAGAGCGCGTTGCTCGGGTGCGGCTATGGATTGGGTTGGGCTTCATTTGCTTCGCAACTCACAACAGGTTTCTTGGGTGCGCCACCTGTACGCTACAAAGCGGATTTTGCAAGGCAGTTAGGGGTCAGCAAGAGGCGTGCAATTGAGTTCTTAAGCTGGCAAGATACCGAAGCCAAGCTTAGAGATATACCGCACACCTGTAGCCTTGCTGAGTTGGCTATGCACGCTGTCGCATCCAAGCGCATCATTGATATGTACCGTGCCACAGCGCACCCTGTTGTGGGCTTTTGGAAGCTGTGCGAGATACTGATTGAGACGGCGTTGTACCACGGCAAAGAACACACATATAAATGCTTGACGTTTCGCAAGGGTCAGATAGAATTACCCAATGGAATGTGCTTGCACTACCCCGATCTGAGACGAGAGAAGGACGAGGAGGGTAGAGACCAGTGGGTTTACGGCGCCGATGCAACCAAGTTGTATGCAGGCAAAGTAACAAACAATGTCACGCAAGCGCTGGCGCGTATTGTGATGACTGACGGAATGCTACGGGTGTCCAAAAGATACTTCATAGCAGGCACAGTGCACGACGAATTGATCGCTGTTGTACCTGATGCTGAGGTGGAAGATGCTAAGACTTGGGTCTTGGCACAGATGACTATGGAGCCAAGCTACATGCAAGGCATACCATTGTCCGCTGACGGTGGCGCGCACCGTAGGTATGGGTTAGCAAAAAACTAGGAGAAGCAGTATTGAAGTTACCAACAAAAATAAGAGTAGGTAGGCGGTGGTATAGCGTGGAAGTCATTGAGGCTATGATCGATAAGACTTACATGGGGCGTGTGCACTATGACGCGCAACATATTCGTATCGGTACACGCAACCACACAGGCAAGCCGTTCACAAAGCACGAGGTCAGCGATACCTTTTGGCATGAGCTTACGCATGCAATCCTGCATGACATGGACAGCCCCTTGTATCGTGACGAGCGTTTTGTATCCGCGTTTGCAACACGGCTTAACAAAGCCATTAACACAGCGAAGTTCGAATGAAAAAACCAGCATGGTCACACAGCAGCCTCAAAGATTTTGAGGGTTGCCAACGCAGGTATCACGAGGTCAAGGTTTTGAAGAAGTACCCCTTCCAAGAGACTGAGGCCACGCGTTACGGCAATCAGGTACATCAGGCGATTGAAGACTACATCAGAGATCAAAAGCCTATACCGCCTGAGTACGAGCAGTTCCAGCCTGTGGTGGACGCCATGCTCAAGAAGCCCGGAAGAAAGCTAGCAGAGTACGAGATGGCGCTACGCGCTGACCTTACGCCTACTAACTGGAAAGCACCTGATGTTTGGGTGCGGGGCATCGCTGACATTCTGATCGTTGACGACGAGAATCTTACGGCATGGGTGGGAGATTGGAAGACCGGCAACAACAAGTACCCCGACAGGGATCAGCTTGTGCTTATGTCGCTCATGGTGTTCCAACACTTCCCACACATCCGTAAGGTTAACTCAGCGTTGCTGTTCATTGTGAAAAATGATATGGTCAAGATGCAGATGACACGCGATCAGTCTGAAGCCTTCTGGTGGAAGTATCGTGAGCGTACTGCGCGTCTTGAAGCATGCTTCGAGAACGAGGTATGGAACCCCAATCAAACCCCACTCTGCGGATGGTGTCAGGTCACCGGATGCGAGTTCAACCCTAAACACTAAGGAAATTTATGTCACTGATACCAGCACAAGATGTTCACCCTACATACCCAAGCATGTGCCATGTCTGCGGCAACGTTCTACGCTCCGGCGATAGCGCCATCGTACATGATGGGCGGGTGCATACCAATGCGGATAACGGCACTGAATACGGAGCAATTGGCTTGCACACAGAGTGCGCTACTATTTTGGCGATGCGCTTAATTGCAGATGTGATGAAGCATAAAGGCGCTGAGCATGAGCCTCGTGTAGTGTTAAGTTTGAGCAGAATTCGTAAAGCAATTTTAGAGGACTAATCATGGCCACAAGAAACTATTCGTCAGAGTACGCTAACTACCAAGGCAAGCCCGATCAGATCAAGAAGCGAGCAGAGCGCGTTAAGGCTCGCCGGATGATGGAGAAGACGGGTGCAGCCACCAAGGGTGACGGCAAAGATGTGGATCACATCAAGCCCATGCGCGCAGGTGGCACATCAGCCAAAGGTAACTTGCGTATGCGTAGCAAATCTGCCAACAGAGCAGACAATAAATAATCCTCGGAGAAGCAATGGAAATCGTAGAAGACAGAGCACTTATCTTACGAACAAGGAACCCGCACAAATACTCAATCATCCCTAAGAGCAAGGCCATGCTTCGTGCAGACGGAGGCTACGACGTTGCTGTGTACTGGGGTCTTGATGAAGCGCGGGTCTTGCGTAACCTAGGTGTTAAGAATGTGCCGTCGCCCATCATTGGGCGCTATGACTGGCCGGGGCGTTACACACCCATGGCTCACCAGATTGAGACGTCAGCGTTCTTGACGATGTACAGGAGAGCATTCGTGTTTTCTGAACCCGGCACTGGCAAGACGCTCTCTGCTCTGTGGGCGGCTGACTACTTGATGAAGCTCAAGAAAGTGCGTAGGGTTCTAATCCTGTGCCCCTTGTCCATAATGCACAGTGCATGGATGGGCGACATCAACAACAGCATCATTCATCGCTCTGCCGTTATCGCGCACCATGCTCAGGCTAGTCGGCGCATTGAGATGATTCAGCGGGATTACGAAATTGTAATCACGAATTACGAAGGTCTCAACTTGATCGCTGATGAGGTGCGTAACGATGGCCGCTTTGACCTTGTGATTGTTGACGAAGCCAACGCATACAAGACACCCACGACACGCAGATGGAAGTCACTTAACTCAATCCTTACGCCAACCACATACCTGTGGATGATGACGGGCACACCTGCTTCGCAGTCGCCTGTCGATGCGTACGGCTTGGCTAAGTTGGTGAACCCTGACGGCGTGCCTAAGTTCTTTACTGCGTGGCGAGACAAGGTGATGAACAAGATTACGCTGTTTAAGTGGGCTCCGAAGATTGACGCCAAGGACAAGGTACACGAGGCTCTACAGCCGGCGATACGTTACACCAAAGCACAGTGCCTTGACTTACCCCCTGTCATTACCATGACTCGTGAGGTAGCTCTAACACCACAGCAAGCCAAGTACTACAACATGCTCAAAGAACGCATGCTTGTGCTAGCCGCAGGAGAAACCATCACGGCAGTTAACGCCGCCGCTGGTGTGAGTAAGCTGTTGCAGATCAGTTGTGGTGCGGCCTACACAGACGACAAGGAAGTCGTGGAGTTTGACTCAGCGCCTCGGTTGGCTGTACTGGAGGAGATACTGGAGGAGACTGATCGCAAGGTCATCATCTTCGCTTTGTTCCGTAGCACCATCGACACCATCAGCACATACCTCACCAAGAAGGGCATTGTCAATGAGTGCATCCACGGAGACATCACACCAAGCAAGCGTGGGCAAACGATCAATCGCTTCCAAACAGAAGCAGACCCTCGGGTCTTGGTCATGCAGCCTGCGGCATCTGCGCACGGCATCACGCTGACTGCCGCCGATACTGTGGTGTTTTATGGGCCACTCATGAGCGTAGAGCAGTACATCCAGTGCTGTGCCCGTGCTGACCGCAAGGGGCAGGACTCAGACAAAGTTACTGTGATCCACATTCAGGGTAGCGCGATTGAGAAGAAGATGTTTAATGCGTTGGCAGGGAAAGTTAGCGATAACTTACTTTTGACCGACATGTTCGAGACTGAAATTAAATCATGAAAGGGGGTTGCAAGCGATTGAAATATGTGTAAACTGTCCAACCTTAGACAATAATTAAACAGGAGAAGCAAGTGTCAGAAGACTCAGTACCGCTAGACAAACTAGCAAAAATCTACCGCAAACTGCGTAGCAAGATTGCCGACCTAACCCAAGAGTACGACACGCAAGTCGAAGTACTCAAGGCGCAACAGGACGAAATCAAGAACGCAATGAAAGACCAGATGAAGACGATGGGCGTCACATCTGTACGCACTACCGAGGGCACTGTCGTGCTGTCTGTAAAGACGCGTTACTCCACACAGGACTGGGATGAATTTAAGAAGTTCGTCATAGCCCACGAAGCCATCGAGCTTTTGGAGAAGCGCATCGCACAGACCAACATGAAACAGTTCTTGGAAGAAAACCCCGGGGTCGTACCGCCCGGACTCAACTCAGCCTCTGAGTATGACATCTCTGTACGCAAACCAACTTAAACGGAAATCAAATGAGCAATATTGCTATGTTAAATCCCTCAAAAGTGCCAGCCTTCGCTAAGAACGCGGCTCTATCTGCAACTACTTTGGCCTTGGCTGGTGGTGTACCAAACAGTGGCGGCATGAAGCGCGTCTCCATCAAGGGTGGCGTGTTCCGCCTGCTCGCTGGTGGTAAGGAAGTTGCCGCAATTGACGAGCGCTTCTTGGATGTGATCGTGGTCAAAGCTGCCCCCAAGGTCAGCCGTATTTTCTACGCAGGATCGTACGACAAGGACGCGGCGGCGGCTCCCCCTGACTGCACCTCTGGTGATGGCGACAAGCCTGATGCAGGCGTGAGAAACCCACAGGCTTCTACCTGTGCCGCTTGCCCACAAAACATCGCTGGGTCAGGCAATGGTAATAGCCGTGCTTGCCGTTACCAACAGCGCTTGGCTGTGGTGTTGGCTAACAACCCCGAAGGCGATGTGTTGCAGGTAACCCTGCCCGCTACGTCCATCTTCGGCAAAGAAGAAGGCGACAAGCGTCCCTTGCAGGCATACGCCCGTGCTATGGCGGCTCAGACTCCCCCTGTTAACTTGGACTCCATTGTGACCCGCATGAAGTTTGATACCAAGGCCGAGTCACCCAAGCTGATCTTCGCACCTGTGCGTTGGTTGACTGATGACGAGTACGAGATTGTGCAGACACAAAGCACATCTAAGGATGCTGAGAAGGCCGTATCTTCCACCCCTGCCGCTGTGGATGGCGTTACTGCCCCTGCTCCTCTGGCCATCGAAGGCAAGCGTCCTATGGGCAAGATGATGGACGAAGATGAGGCCGAAGCTATGGCCGAAGTCAAAGCTGCCAAGCCCAAGAAAGCCAAGGCTGTCGAAGTAGAAGCCGAGGAAGAGCCAGAAGTGCGCAAGGCTCCGGCCAAGGTGGAAGCCGCCCCAGCTAAGAAGAACAAGCTGGCCGACATCGTTGCTGATTGGGACGATGAGTAATTAAAGGTTTCGCTAGGCCGCAGTCGGCGGTCGCATTGCGTGTGCCGGGGTTTTGAATAAGTGTCCTCGTCAGAATACACAAACATGCACACGACTGCGTTTCCCGTTCTGCGTGTCCTAGCGCCTTAACAAAACCACTATGGCTTACTCACAAAAAATCATTGACGAAGTAGCAAAAACACCCAAGTCTCTGGGCAACCAGCTTGGGCGTTGGGCGATCCACCATGACTTTCCGGTCACAAGGATTGCCTATGCTCTCGGCGTCTCTCGACAAACTGTTTACAACTGGTTTACAGGCACGGAAGTGTTTGTGGCCTATCGTGACCGCGTCGAATTCTTAACTCACATAATGAAGACCTCTCACTCAGCAGACGAGGCATGGAGAAAAATATGTACGGAATACAACCTCGATCCCTCACCACGCAAGAGCTGATCCGCTTTAGCGCAGAACTCATGGAGTTGGACACAGGCTTGCCCAAGGAGTGGCAATTGGAAGTTCTTAGACGATTAACTGTGATGGCGCCCCCTGATGGAGCCACAACCAAAGACCCACGCCAAGCCGAACTCTTCTGACCGCAAGGACTTAAATGACCCCGCTTGAGTTTTTAGCGGTTGTTCTGCCACCGCCAGAATTTGGTCGGTACTGTGTAGCAGAACTAACTAGGACGAAAGAGCATGTGTTTGTTGACGCGCTCGATCAGACCACAGTGCCAATCAAACGTTGGCACGACAGCAAGTTCGACATTTACTTTGCCTTGGCTACATTCGGTGACGAGGACAATCGTCTGGCCGTAAACGCTAGGTACGTGAAGTCCCTGTTCATTGACATGGATGGGTACGCATCGAAGAAAGATGCCGCCCTTGCGCTCAACGCGTTCTTGGAGAAGACTGGCCTCGATGCCTTGGGTACGCCCTATGTAGTCGGCTCTGGTGGTGGGTTGCACTGCTACTGGCCGCTACTTACTGCCGTTCCTATCGACTCGTGGAAGCCGGTGGCTGAGAACTTTAAACGCCTGTGTAGACAGGAGAACATGGCCATCGACATGTCCGTGACGGCAGATGCCGCCCGAGTCTTGCGTGTGCCTGATACAACCAACTTCAAGAAGAAGTACGCAACGCCGCGCCCTGTGCGCATACTGACTGAAGGCGATGTGTTCAGCTTCGAGGGGCTGGCAACTCTCATACGAGAGAAACTGACAGGCTCAGTCTATGAGCCTGTAGCTACACCATCCCTAGACTTGCCCGGCCAAAGGCCAACCAAGGCAACGCCATCGGCTACGACAGTTAAGCTGTACGAGAACAGCATCACCAAGTTCAAACCGATATGGCTTGCTACGCAGAATGGCCGTGGCTGTGGTCAGTTGGCGCACTACGTGGAGCATGCAACCGAGGACGGCATGGAGCCGATCTGGAGGGGCTTGCTGTCATGGACGAAGGTTTGTGAAGACGGCAACAAGGCGGCTGTCTGGTTAAGCCAGATGCACCCCTACGAGCCTGAGCGCATGAACCAGAAGCTGCAAAGCATCAAGGGCCCA